CTGATTTTGAAATAATCACCGTGGACGTTGTAGCACAGCCTAGCGCCCCTGGTGCATATCCTACACCAATCTATGAGCACCTTATGAACGCTCGTGGCGGATATAAGGCTTACGAACTTGCACAGGCAACTAGAGAAGATCAAAAGGCACAGAAATACCTTAAGGAATCGTTGATTAACATAATCAACAAACTCCAATAAACTAGGAGAACAAATATGTTGGACGCACTGAAATCACTCTTTGAAAACAATGTTGTTTCAGAAGAAATCAGGGCTGATATTGAAGAGGCTTGGAACGCAAAGATTCAAGAAAATAAGCAACAAGCAGTTGCTGAACTTCGCGAAGAATTTGCACAAAAGTATGAGCACGATAAGTCAACTATGGTTGAAGCTATCGACACTATGCTTTCTGAGCGTCTTGCAGATGAGATTGCCGAGTTTGCAGAAGATCGTAAGCAACTAGCTGAAGCTAAAGCAAAATATGCTGTTGCACAACGTGAAAATGCACAACTATTAAAAGGATTTGTAGTTGAACAATTACAGAAAGAAATCTCTGAACTACGTGCAGACAAGAAAGCAATGGCAGAAAATTATGCCAAGCTAGAAGAGTTTGTAGTAGACGCCCTATCTAACGAAATTGCAGAGTTCTACGAAGATAAGAAAGATTTAGCTGAAACTAAAGTACGTTTAGTACGTGAAGCTAAAACTCACTTCGCTAAAGTTAAACAAAACTTTATCGAAAGAAGTGCTAAAGCAGTATCAGAAACAGTTGCAAAAGGTCTTAATAAAGAGATCACAGCACTTAAAGAAGATATTGACCTAGCACGTAGAAACGACTTTGGTCGTAAAATCTTTGAAGCGTTTGCAGCAGAATATGGAACTTCATATTTAAATGAAAAATCAGAAACTGCAAAGCTAATGAAAGTTCTTGACGCAAAAGACAAGCAACTAGCAGAAGCAAAAGCATTTGCATCAAAAGCAAAAACACTTGCAGAATCAGTTAACATTGAAAAACAGCGTTTAATTGAATCTGCACGTAGAGAAAAAATCATGAACGAATTGGTTTCGCCATTAAGCAAAGACCAACGCGAAATTATGACAGACTTACTGGAATCAGTACAAACTGATAGACTGCAAAAGTCTTTTGACAAGTACTTACCATCAGTTATTGATGGAAATACTCCAGCAAAGCGTAAGGCAGCACTAACCGAGGCAAAAGAAGTAACAGGCAATAGAGAAGAAAACAAGATGACACAGACCAAAGCAGACGCTCCAGATCACAATGTGATTGATATTAAACGTCTTGCTGGATTATAATTAAGGAGATAATGATGTCAGAACTATTAGAAAGCCGCTGGCAGGACACCAAAACTGCTCTTCTTGAAGGCTTGCAAGGCAACAAGAAGTCTGTTATGGCTGCTACGCTAGAAAACACTCGTAAGTATTTGTCAGAGGCTGCATCAGCAGGCGCAACTTCTGCAGGTAACGTTGCGACACTAAACCGTGTGATTCTTCCAGTAATCAGACGTGTAATGCCAACAGTTATTGCAAACGAACTAGTTGGTGTACAACCAATGACTGGTCCAGTGGGTCAAATCCACACTCTACGTGTTCGCTATAGCGACACAGTAAACGCAGGCGCAAACGGTGCTACTGCTGGTGAAGAAGCTCTAAGCCCATTCAAAATTGCTACTTCTTACTCTGGTAACGAAACTGATCCAGGTAAAGGTGCAGCTACATCAGCACTTGAAGGCGCAGGCGGAAATCAACTAAGCATCCAAATCCTCAAGCAAACAGTTGAAGCTAAGACACGTAAGTTGTCAGCTCGCTGGACATTTGAGGCAGCTCAGGACGCTCAGTCACAGCATGGTATTGATGTTGAAGCAGAAATTATGGCTGCTCTAGCACAAGAAATTACCGCTGAAATCGACCAAGAAGTTATTGCTTCATTAACAACACTAGCAGGCGCAGCAGCAGAAACTTATGACCAAGCTGCTGTTTCAGGTACTGCTACTTTTGTTGGTGACGAACACGCTGCACTAGCTGTTCAAATCAACAGAGTATCAAACTTGATTGCACAGCGTACACGTCGTGGTGCTGGTAACTGGGCAGTTGTTTCGCCATTCGCGCTAACAATTCTACAGTCAGCAACTACTTCAGCGTTCGCACGTACAACTGAAGGTGCATTTGAAGCTCCAACTAACACTAAGATGGTTGGTACACTAAACAATGCAATGAAAGTATATGTTAACACATATGCAGGCGATAATGCAGGTGTTCTTATTGGTTATAAGGGTTCTTCAGAGTCAGACGCAGCAGCGTTCTACTGCCCATATATCCCACTAATGAGCTCAGGCGTTGTCCTAGACCCAGGCACATTCGAGCCAACCGTATCATTCATGACACGTTATGGCTACGTTGAGCTAAACAACACTGCGTCATCTCTTGGTAACGCAGCTGACTATCTAGGTCTAGTTGGAATCACTAACGGTAACGTTAGCTTCAGCTAATTTTTACTTAGATAGTAAAAGTATTAAACAGGGCCTACGGGCCCTGTTTTTTTATGACTTTTTTAAAAAAAGTGGTTGACTTTTATTTTATTGATGCTATATTAATAATATAACAAGACGTTGTTATACGGGTTGGCGCTAACAATCCTTGGCTAGAGAGGATAAGCGCACTTGGTTAGGGGTAGTGCCCGGCATGTACTACGGAGACGTAGAGTATGCTAACTGCGATACTAAGCAGAACTGAGGTTCTAGGCGTAACATAGACAGGTATCTAGGCGCTTAGTTGGAGGTAAACCCAAGTCCTTCACCCACCCTTATTTTAAAGCCCGCCACTGTGCGGGCTTTTTCTATTTGTGATAAATACTTGTGTCAGATAGTGTGCCGCAAGGCGGACTTATGCTGTACCCACAGCGTAGCGGCTAGAACCCGCATCGGACTTCTAATAAGGAGAAAACAAATGGGAAGACCAATTAATAAAAGATATTTCGGAGCACCTACAGCTGGCGGCAACGAAATTAAAGTTCAATTTAATGACGGCACAGGTTCTATGCCAGGTTACATCGTTAACCAAAAGGGATCTAAGCGTTTTAACTGTTCAAACGCAGGCGGAACTAAAACTGCACTTTGCACTTTAGTAGACAAAGATTCTGCAGACATTTTAGAAAACGAAATGACAATTACTGTTGACGACAATGGTACTGCACGTCAAGTTACTAAAATTTCAGGACGTAAAGTAACAATGGACAACGGTTCTGTTATTACTTGGGACTTTACAGGTACTGGTGATACAGTAGCAGTTGAAGAAGCTGGTACAGGCGTAGGCGCAGGCGTTGACGCAACACTAGGTACAGATGATGATACTCTAGATGGTGCAGACGATACAGAAGGCGACGGCTAATAACGTATAGTGGGGGAGAAATCCCCCACATTATAATAGGAATTTAGAATGTCAAAATTTGTGCATGTACCAAACGGTAATTATAAAATACAAGTTCAGCAAGGTTCAACTATTACGTTTGATACTAATCCAAACGGATTAGATGGATCAGCAGCAGACGATCAGCAAGGTAAAGTTATAGTTACAGGTGACTTAGAAGTTAGAGGTAACCAAACCTTTATTAATTCTGAAACAATGGAAGTTGAGGATAATATTATTGTTCTCAATAAAGGTGACTCAGGACCAGGTGTAACACTAGGAACATCAGGATTACAAATTAATAGAGGTCCAGGAACAGCAAATGACAAGTATTTTGTATATGACGAGGCATTAGATGTATTTGCATTTCGTACAGCGGACCCTTCCGGTGGCGCCTCAGTAGGCTTACGTACAAATTCAATTTCAACAGGTTCAGGTGATTTAACTATTAATACAGGTGCGGGTACTGGTGTTATTACAGTTACTGGCACAGTTAATTACGAACAAAATGTTACCGACGACGACGACATTACAAATAAAAAATATGTAGACGATGCTATCTTAAATGCATTTGCTACTGTATTCTTAACACAAATTGGTGACGGTGTTACAAACCCTTCAACTGTTAAAGTTTTAGACAATGAATCTACAGGTGTTGACAGCTTAGTACAAATTAATATTGATACTACAACTGTTGCAGAATTTTATGAAGATAGATTAGAACTTTCTGAAATTAGAATTACTGGAACAACAATTGAAACAACAGAATCAAACGAAGATTTAATTCTTTCAGCACCAGGCACAGGATCTGTCGTAGTTAGAGACATTTTAGAAATAACTAGTGTTCCGGGTTTGGATACAGATCCGTTAGATCCGTTGAATATTGTTCCACCTGCTCCTAATAATGGAGTAAAAATTTATATTAATAATGAAAGTACAGGCGGCACAGGTATATTTTTCGCTAATGCACAAGATAGAAGAGATGAAATTATAAGTAATAATAGATCATTAGTTTATGGAATGATTTTTTAAGGATTAGTTAATGGCAATTGAGAATATAAGTTTTAGTGGTTTAGATGGTAGTTTGAATCCAATAGTTGATACTTTACTTCAGGTTCCTACTAGCTCAAATTATGCTGTAACTACAGTAATCGTATGTAATACGTATACTCCTGATCCTGCTGATCCTAATTTAGGAGAA